GCTCCGGTGTTATAGCCAAGATGGAACCTTGTACGGCTTTTGTCGTAGTCGTTAAGTTCCAACCGTAAATAAAAGCGACTTTCGCTTTATTCTAGGCAATGTAGATAAGGTCTTCTTTAAATACCTCATCCCAATCAACTCTTGCAATCTTTTTAAGCTGATCTAGTTTTGAAAATCTTTCTCCGGGTAGAGATAATCTGAGTTCGATAATTTTCTTAGCAGTAGCATATCCAATCCCTTTGACTTGCTTGGCTAATGATTCTGCTGTGGCAACATTCACATTAAGCCTTGTATCTAATGGGATTACAGCTTCTGGAATCTTATCCTCATCCTTTTCTTCCATGACAACTGGTTCAACCTTCTGACCCGTTCGACCTTTGTTTGCTTCGTAAGAAACAAGATCATCTAAAGCAACGTATTGAACTACGCCTGTTGCATTCTTGACCATTGCCCAGTCTTTGTCGTGATGTCCAATGAACTCGACAACCTGACCGTTTTTTTGATTTTGATATAACGCCATAAATTAAAAAAGAGCACCCCGTTAGAGATGCTCTTATTGTAGTGAGAAAACCTAGTAATTTAGGTCTCTGTGATGAATGGGATGTATGTATCATCCAATCCAGCAACCTCATCGTCTATGAAGTATGAGACTTCAACGATGATTGGTGTACCACCAGCTTGTGTAGAAGATAAAGCACTTCCAGCGCCGTTACCTGCTGCATTACGAACATAAACCTTAAGAGTTTCTGCTCCTGAAAGAACTGCTGCGGTTACGATTCCTTTCTTAGCAGATGCTGGTGCAATAGTTGTACTAGCAACTGCAATTGTTGGAGATGAAACAACAGAAGTTGTGATGCTTCCAGCCGCTGAGCCAGCCGCATCCTTCACTGCGATGGTGTCTGAGTTAGTACCAACTAGACCAGAAGCAGCATCGCCGACTCCTAAATCTTTACGCATATCAGGAACACGAATACCAACGTGGTATACGCTTGCTCCTGCTGGAACTGTTAGTCCTGTGATGTCGGCACGAACTTTGTCGTCGCCACGCATATCAGGGCTAGGAATGGTAATTGCAAACTCAGTAGCTCCTGTAGAAGTTACGAGCGCATAACCAACCTTGTGGTAATAAACACGACCTGGGCAAGCCACTACTGGCTGACCTTGGTAACTACTTAAATTAGTGACCCAGTTACCGGGGTATATCTTTTTAGCCATTATTAGTTACCTCCTCAATATACGAATGAGTAAGCAACGGTAATGAAGTCCTTATTAAGAATTTCAAAACCAGCAAAGAGACTCCAAATCATAATGATGAATCTTGAGAAATCATCATTGTTATTAAGAAGAATCTGAGCATTGTTACCACCAATACCTACGCCAACTGCCTGTGGTCCGAAGAACAACATTGGAGCAATTGTGTAGTTAGCTGCACCAGCATTTGCTGTGTCAACTGCAATATTTGCATTGATAGTTTTCTCAGGCAAGTTGGTTGATTCGAACCATCTTACGCCTTCAAATAAGAAACCAGTCACTTTTGTTATCCCGAAAGCTCTTTATCTTTCGGTTCAACATCTTTATCATCGATGTTGGTCAGACTATGTCATCAACTTAGTAATTAAGTTGTAGGGCACTCTTGGAGATGTTACTCAGTTTCCTGTCGATCTCTAGTCGTTGCACCTTCCAGATTGTGGTCTGGCTTGGCTCAAGATTCCCCGCTTTAGAAGGGGTTCCTTGAATTCACCCTATTTGCAACAAGGCTCACGCAGCTTGTTGGCCCACTGTTTGTTTAGGCATTACTGGTTGTCCAGCTACGAATCCTGCTTGTCCATAAGCTGGACCCATACCTTGGAAGAAGTTAGCGTTAGGAGCCTCGGATGGATTCATGGGGTTAACCATTCCATTCCCGGCGTACCGAGCTATCTCTCTAAATGCATCATTTTGCAGTAGCCGTTCATATCGCTTGATATAACTGGCTTTTTGTTACCCCGAAAGCTCTTTATCTCTCGGTTCAATACCTTTTCAATCGGTATTGCTCAGACTATATCATCACAGCTTTGTTTCTTTTGGAAACTAGTTCTGCGGAGGGGACTCGTGGAGATGTTACTCAGTTACCTGTCGATCTCTAGTCGTTGAACCTTCCAACTTGTAGGTTGGCTTGGCTGCTGATCACCCAGTTATAGGGGGCTTCCAGCAATTCACCCTCTTCTCTCTTATTAATTACTTAATAAGGGCGCAAATGATGTGCTTCGTGCAAATTTTCTAATGTTGTTTGCACTAACTACCTTTAGTAGGCAGTAAGACTCATTATGTCTACGCAGATGCATCATCGCTGTTGGATCAGCAATACATCTGTAGTAGCCGTCGCTGAACGTCGGCGTGTTTCTTTTACGTAAATCCTTGACGACCTGAAGTAGGTCAGTCTTTACGTCGAACTTAGCTGAAACCCCTGCACCGTATGTGTAAACAGGGTTACCTGCTGCTTTTGCAGCTCCACCAGGGAAGTAGTAACCACCTTGGCTAGATGATGCTAGGCCGTTAGCTTCTGCCTTGAATAGTTCGTCAGCAAATACTCTATCTCTCCAACGTCTGTAGTCATCCAATAAGGTCAATGCATTTCTTTATCCAAAGGCTCTTTATCCTTTGGTTCAATATCTTTGCCATCGATATTGTTGAGACTATCTCATCTTCCTTGTTAGGAAGCAGGGGGCTCGTGGAAGCAAATTACTGAGTTTCCTCTCGGCTTCTAGTCGTTGAACCTTCCAACTTGTGAGTTGGCTTGGCTGCTGATTACCCTTTTATGGTGGGTTCCCAGCAATTCACCCTGTTTGCAATCACTACTTACGCAGCGATGGGGCCATTAATTAACCCAATTGACTGATGGAATACGTTGAGATTACCAGTGTCTAAAAGTAGACGCTGTGCTGTTAAGAGAGTCTCACGAGCAACCTTGAATGTTGAAGGAGATGTTGGAGCTGCTGGATCAGCAGGACCGGTGTACTCCTTAAGGTTGACGAGGACTTTGTCCTTAACAATGTTTCTGCTAGATGCTGTGCCAAGTGTTTGATCAGCAGTACGCTCTCTGGAATCCTTATTACCTGGATTACCCCAGAAGCGATATCTGTCTAATTGAACAGTTTGACCGGGTTGTTTCGAACAAGTATTAATGGTGTGGCTCTTTATCCTCACCCACAAGATTAAGGACTCTTGTGATTGGACTATATCTTCACCCTTTATGTAGGGGTTGGGCGCTCGTGGACGAATCACCGAGTTTCCTCTCGTCGTCTAGTCTCTGAACCTTCCAGATTGTCGTCTGGCTTGGCTGCTGATTAACCTTCTTTTCAGATCCGGTCTTCCAGCAATTCACCCAATTTTTCAAACAACTTACGTTGTATGGACTCCATCGAAGTCGTGAACAACCACAGGCTCTACAGCCATCTCGATGATATAACCGGGATGAGGTCTATAAAGCTCCGCACCTAACAGTTTTGGAAAATCATTATCAATCCACATTGGGATTTATAACTCCGAAACTTATAGGGAACAAATACACACCTATTGTGTGTTGTCTATATCATAAGTACATCTCATAGGGTAAAACTTTTGGAGGCCACAGACGTTCGTGGACTGCTCGGATTATTGATAGCAGATGGTAGTCTTGTCCCATATCGCACTCCTAGCGGGGGATATGTTCAATTAACGCTCACTGCTGGTTTATCTGAGAACGCATTTCTAGAAGAAAAAGTTGAAGAATTTAAGCAATTTATTTTCACTAGGGCCAAAATTGTTCCCTATAAAACAAAGCCTCGATTAAACGGTAGTAGGACTTCGATTCTGCGATTTAGGGTCTCAACTAACAAATTACGTCCTATCTTCAATCTCCTCTACCCAGTCGGTGAAAGGCAAATCACGAAGATAGCCCTTGATTTATTAGGTGCTCAAGCTGCTGCATGGTTATGGGCAGAAGGAGCGAAAATCAATAAAAACGGGTCATCTTCTCTGGTCAGAGTCGGAACTACGGAAGAAGAAGCTCTTCTAATTGCTCAATGGCTACAAATGTTAGTTGGTGCTAATGGAAAGCTCGATGAAGACCATGTCAGGCCAAGATTGATCTTCGATTCTGAGCAAACCAAGAAGCTTCAAGAACAATTAATACCTTACGCACCAAAAAGTCGTTTGCATTTATTTAAACAGGAGTTATGGGATGTCAGTTCAATTCGTAGCGCACGCACTGAGTTACAACTTAGGAAAGGGGAGCATCAGTCTCAAGGGGAAACATCAGAGGCCATGGCTGGAAATTGTCAGATCAGAAGTTGATCGTACTTATCTAACCCATCAACTCAGAACTCTTAAGCACACTCATGATGGAGCTGTTGATTATCTAGCAGATCGTGTTCCTACAGATGGCTTCTACGATTTAGAGCGCATACGTTTTCATGGTGATCTGCTTTGGAGGGTCTATGAACTGCTATATCCGAAAGACCGCAAACGTATTACGAGAGAGGTTCTCAATATTGCTGGATTAAAAGGAGCTGCTGCTTTATGGATTGATCAAGGACGTATTTCAGGTAAGAAAGGTTCTATTCGTGGTCGTTATTCCGAGAATGATTATTTAGCGCTGGAATCATGGTTTAACGATCTAAGTATTCCTGCGAAGATCCATCGCAATAATGTCAGCATCATTCAATTGAGCTTTAAGAAAGATTCATTAGAAGAATTATTCAAACTCCTAAAACCAATGATGCACTACACGATGAAGAAAACTCTGAGGCCGCAGATCTCAAAATTCAGGTAGATTAAACTTGCCCCGAAGCAGAACTACGTCAGGGGTTTGGTTCAATTCAGGAGTTCTAATTTTTGTAGTTTCTTAGAGCTTTAATCTGCACCCTGTGCGTTTAGCTATCGTGCAGGGCTCCTGATCTTTGAGATTAACTAAAATACGACTATACAAGGGATCTCATGTCTGAATGACTTCCGTCACTGATTCAATTAATAAGTTAACTGGAGCCTATGGCGGTAGTGATAAGTCGTCACCGTCTTTTTTAAGGCCAGAACGTGTTAAATATAATTCTCCAGCGAAAGCAAAAGATCTTGGTACTGTTGATAACTTAGCTACAACAATTACTGGTTCTGTAGGTTCAGAGCATGGAGCTAATACTCTTTACTTCAAAGTCGTCACGAATGGTGAATCTGATCTCAAAATAACCAAGAACATTCTCAATAAATTTGAAGATAAATATCTTGCCATAGGGGTGCTGAATGGCGATTATGATCAGATGCAAATTGATGAGAATGGATTTACTTATTTCAATGAAATCGTTAATACCATCCCTATAGAGGCAATTCTTCAGCAACCAAAAGGAACCTATTACTTTACGATCTCTAATTCCCAGTGGCAATCCATACCATTTAGCATCAACGTCCAAGTTATTAGATATGTTCTACTTGATGGATCGACAGAAGATAAGCACGAATTAAGTGCTCGCTTAGGTCTTGTCAAACTGTATGGAATCTCATCTGGTTCTTCGGAGGCAGACTTAACTTTACTCCCAGTTAATTCCTTAGATCAACTGGCTGGTACTTCAGTCGCAGAAGATCAGACAACTGGTGCTCTCACAATTATGAAGGGTACTATAACCATGTCTGATCAAACTTATGGACGGTTGAGAATGACTTGGAGAATTGTTGGATCTGCCAGCGGTTCAAGTTCAAATACAGCTACACTAACAGTTACATCCCCTGGCGGCGGTTACTAACAATACGTCTACCATTCTTGCCAGAATGTAATTGATGAACTGAAGATTTAATGGCATTTTCTCAATATCTAGCGACAAAAGTTCTCGGCTTTTACAAGAACTCAACATTCCCAACAGCATTAACGAACGTATACGTCTCTTTACATACTGCTGATCCAGGTGTTGCAGGAACAAATAATGATGCAACCGCGTCTATTCGTGGTAATAGTACTCGTGTTGCAATAGCAGCGACTGCTTTTAGCTCTGTTGGAGCTGCAAGTGGCGGTGGATTTGAAATCACCAACTCTGGAGTATGCCAAATTACGACCAGTGCGCAGAACTCCTCTGGTATAACTGTCACGCATTTTGGTGTTTGGGACAGCGCTTCGTCTGGAAATTTCCTAGCATCAGGATCGTTGACTACCAATGTTGACGTTCAGCTAGGCGACACCGTCCAATTCAATGCCGGTGCGATGGCAATTAAAGTGATTTAAATTATGTCCCAGCAAAGATGGCTCCTCATCGGAGTTGGATTAGCTTTCGGAGCTTCCAATGTCATAGCAATATCAATGCTGGGAGGAAATAAAAGTGGATTACCAAAATTCAATTTACCCGTAAGTCAATATTCTTCCTACAGCATTGATGTATTTAAGTCTGGTGAAACTCAGTCTTATAACATCAAGCATCGGATGCATGATCCTAAAATAGTAGAGGAGCTGAAAACAATAGAAAAGCCTGCTGGCTTATTTGGAAAAGGGAGATCTGATACCTACATAC